TCATGCAATCTTCTGTTTTACATCAGCCACGATGGCTTTGACCGCCTGCTGCATCAAGGTGATATACAGCCTGTTCCGAATCTTCACCCACCAGCTGGTGGTGGTCTGGATTTCGGCTTCCAGCGGGTCTGTGAGGTTCTTCATCTGGGCTTCCACCAGCTTCTGGACATCATCCGGGTCGATGGACTTGATGGCTGCTTCGGCTTCGCTCCTGGCAAAGCCTACGACAGCATCGGCGACGGCTTTCTTGATTTCATCACGATTCATAGTCACTTACCTCCTAAAATCAGTTGCTCATAATCGGTGATGCCCCGTGCCACGGCTCTGGCCAGGGCATCCTGGGCATTGGCCAGGATGTCTTCATCATCTGGATTGCTGATGAAGGCCAGTTCGACCAGGACAGCGGGCATGTCGGTGTTCGTGAGGACATACAGGCCGTTGACGCCGGGCGTGGCAATCTTCACGCCCCGGTCTGTCGTATCCAGGGCATCGACAATCTGGTTCTGGATGCAACTCGCCAGCATGCTGCCACGGTAACTGCCGGCACAGGCCCAGGTTTCCGTGCCGTTGGCTTCTTCAGCTTCAGCGGCATTGCAGTGGATGGACACGAAGATGTCGGCATCACTGGCATTGGCGGCCTCGCAGATTTCCGCCAGGCTGTTGGACTGGAACAGTTCTGTTCCGACTCCTGCCGCATTCAGGTAACTTTCCGCAGATTGACCGACTGCCAAAGCGACATCGCACTCACGCAGACCGCTTTCACTATTGACGGCTCCCGGGTCGGGATGGCCGCCCGGCGCATGACCGGGATTCAGGAATACTTTCATGGTTTTTCTTCTCCTTTCTGATGAACGGCGGACTTCACGGTGCCGCCGATGTAACCGAGAAGCCCTGACGCAATGGACATGGCCAGCTCGTTCAAGGCATAAAAAATCGCCAGGATCAGTGCTGTGACCAGCCCGATGATGACGATACAGTCGGGGATATTCACTTTCTCAAACATGCCTTACACCGCCTTCGGTGTGACGGTCACCCTGCCATCCTTGCGGACGATATTGAAATCCTCCATGGGCAGGATGCGGTCAGCTGCTGATTTCCAGTGGCTGTTTGCCTTATATGCATCCAAAGCAGCTCTGGGAACCAGGATTTTTGCCCATGCGGGCACCCCTTTGTCTGCATCGGCGGCATCCTGCATTACAAAATCCACATTCACATTATCAATAATGAGATATTCCAGGCTGCTGCAGGGAGCAAACATGTGATAGGTATTGATAGTTTTATTCTTGCTGTTGGATAATGTATCGATATAGACACATTTCAAGCTCGAACAAAAGGCGCACATGCTGTACATGGCTGTCACATTGCCAAAGCCGCTCAAATCCAGGGATTCCAGCTTCTGATTTCCCGCAAAGGCCACTCCCAGATCAGTAATCGCCCCTTTTTCCACATTGCTGAAATCAATGACAGATTCCGCCAGGGTTCCTTCAGCAAAACTTACCTTAGATGGATTGAACATACTGTTCATGCTCGTTGTATTTTTTGTAATATCAACGATGAACAGTTTAGCGCCATCTTTGACCAAGGATTTATTATTGAATTTTTCCTGCAAGTCCTTGTCCATGTACAAGTGGCCATCGGATAAATAAAGGGGAATATATCCGACGGGCATCCTGAGTCCGGATGCATCTTCTGTTGCCTCTGTGGCACTGATAACTACGTCCCCGCAAATCAGGCCGTTCTTCAAAGCCCCAGAAATGGTTGGATTGCCTTTAATCCAGCCAGAGTCGGCTATGACTTCTGCATCAAAGGCATAGGAAAGGGCCAGATTGGCCTCGCTCGTGAGTTCGGCAGACTGGCTTCCCGACTTCTTGAATCCCGTCAGGTTTCCCGTAACTTGTGGCGTAAAAGTTACCTCGATAGTCTGATGCGGCACCTGTTGGATGGTGACTCTGTATGGTGCCGCTTCTGCCGTTGTGCCGCCGCTTCCCGTACGGGTTCCTTCTGTATAGTTCCCGTCTGCATCATAGAAGGTCTTGCCCTGGGCCACATCGGAGGCTTTCGCCGTCGTATCCGACACTTCGCAGAAACGGGCCTTCCCGCCGCTTTTCAGCGGAATCAGGACGGACGGTACCCCACTGTAGCTGTTCCCGGCCATTTTCACATCTACCTTCATGTCATCACCCCTTTACTCGATGGTCAGCACCTTGGTCAGGCTGTCCTGGGATATGGACACCGTTGTCAAACTCCCGGTCAATTTGGTGCCATTGACATATGCGGTCTTGCCGCTGATGATGGTGCCGGCTACCGCTGTGGCATCGCCCGTATCGACGACACTGGATTTGCCAGACACGCCGAGGATAGTCACGCCAGCCTTGATATTCCCGCTGACCAGTTTATCCTGTTCCTCGCTGCTGATGCGGACTGCCCCTTTGCCGTTATGGAACCCGGCCGGGATGGTATACGTACCATCGGCCTTGCTGATACTGCCGCTGACGGCTCCGTTATTGGGCATGGAACCCGCGACGAAGCCGTTCCCGATAAAAGCGGATTTCCCGGTCAGGATATCGCCCGATGCCGCTGTAGCCCCGGTCGTATCATAAAAGACAGCTGTCCCCTGCCCTTCTGCCAAAGGGATGGAAACCTGCGGCACTTCCGCATACACGACCGAATTGATTTTTACATTTTTCGCCATTCTGATTGCTCCTTTACTCGACTTTCAACTCATAGCCATTAAAGCTGATTCTGCCATAGTTCGACGGGATGGCAGCTACCGTCACCCGGGAAAGGGCCGCATGGCCGCTATCGGCAGTGATGACCTGCTCCTCATCGGACGGAACGATACGTTTTTCCTGATAGTCCCCAGACGGGGCCTGTGGCATGGAAAGGATGCCGATGAGGCTGTTTTCCTTATGTGCCATCGTCCGTCACGCCCCTTTCCAGGAAAAAAGGCCGGGGCGGGATAAGGGTATCAGTGTATCCGTTCTCCCGCACCAGCTCCACATCATAAATATAGCGGCCGCAGGGAAGGTTCCGCGTATCGTCCGGCCAGAAAACCAGGAAGCACTCCGCCCCTTCCTGCCGGATGCCCTGTTCCAATGTCTTGGTCAGGACAGGCTTTTCATCAGTGAGACTGTGCTTCAGCGTGAACGTCAGCTCATCGTGCTTTCCAGGAGCGAAAGGTTCCCCCGTCATCCGGTCGCAGATAACCAGGCGGATTTCTGCCGAATCGCCCCTCACAAGGCGGATCCGGTTCTGCACCACGGAGAAGCTCATTTCCATCCCCCCTGTTCCGGCTGCCGCTGTTCCATGGCATCCAGCCTGCGGTGGGCATGTTCTGCCAGGGCTTCCACCCGGGACAGCCGTTCCGCCATCTTCTGCCGCTTGGCTTCCGTATCCGACAGCTGGCGGCGAAGTTCTGCGATACAGTCCCGGAGGCTCCGCACCGATTCATTCAGCGGCTTGATGACGCTGAAATTAAAGATGACGCCGCAGAGCATCAGGACCGATACCAAGGATGCGGCCATCTGTAACCATTCAGCCATATTCCTCACCTCCTAGCCTGTCCGCTGGAACATGTACACGACGATGGACGGCTGCATGTTGTTGTGCGGCTGGCCACCACCCGTCCGGGAAAGGCTGTGGGAATGATTCCCATCCCAGGAGGTATGCCCGTCCACCTGGTTCCCATGCCAGCAGCCGTCGCCATAACCTACGGCAACAGGTGCATCATTGCCTTCACAGGCATCCCACTGGAAGTTGCGCGGCAATGACCCGCAGGACCAGTGACGATGATTTCCGCTGTCTCCGACTGTATGGCCATGAGCCGGAGTTTCTGGAATCGTAAGGTTGTGCTTCTCCTCGCCCAGCTTGTCCCCGGCCTTATACATGGTGCCGCTGTCTGCTGCCCCGGCCCCAATCAGGCACCGCCCCATGGCGAAAGCCACCCAGGTCGTACCCGGCCAGTACGTGGCGGGATTCTTCCCATCTGCGGAAATATAGATGGCATTGACGGGAAACGGGCATGCCTGGATTTTGGCCACAGCTTCCTCGTCCATATCGGCATAGGTGACCTTGCCCCAGCTGCCGTTGCTGTGCAGGACGGTATTCAGCTTCCCAGCAGAAGGTGACGGGACCATGCCGCTCTGGCCTGCTGTCTTTTCGCCACAGCCGCTGAAATCTGGCAGTGTGATATCCTTCGTGCCGTCAAAGAGGGTTCGGTGAATCTTGCGTCCTGTCTGCAGCTTCGACGCACTGGCCGCATTGCCGCTGATGCCAGTTGCGTGGGCATTGGCATCGGTCAGATGGGCATTGATGTCAGCTGCCGTAGCGGAAATCCGCTCATAGAGCCGGGCATCATTGCTGACCAGCTGGGACACGGTCTTGTTCTGCTGATTGAAGACGACCGGGTCTTCCGAAAGATACTGTGGGAAAAGCACATCATAATCCAGCGTATTCTCCACAGCTTCTGTGGGCCGGACTTCCTGCCCTGCACGGTCCGGAAAATCAGCCGACCATTTCTCTTTGCTGTAATCATCCATTTGTCATCACTCCTTTCTTGGATACGATGGTCGCCGTCGAGAAGGTAGCTTCCCCGTTCCAGTGAATCCTGCCATTCCAGGAATAACCCAGGTAGATGGCATATCCCAGATGGGCCGGCTTGTAGATGTTGAGCTGCGTGATGAGCTTCTGCAAGGTCGTGGTATCTTTGTCGTTCATGATGCAGTACACCTTGAAGTAATACTCCTCATTGACTTCCTCGATATGGCCGGCACTGTAGAGATTGATGATAGAGTTCATGAAATCCTTCGTGGATACATCCACGTGCTGCAGCTTGAAGAGGATCCGCTGCCTGCGGAACTCGTCACTATCTCCATCACCGGGCTTGATGCCCAGGAACGATTCATAAAGCGGCAGCGCCCAGGTGGCGGTGTTCACGAAGAAGTTGTCTGCCAGGTCCTGCAGAGCCAGGCGCAGACGGTCATGCTCCTCATTGCAGGTTTCTGCCGCGCAGTGGAACATCGGGTCTTTGGATAAGAAATGCGGCAAATACTTCAGGATATCCATCCGGCTCTGCCGCATCCAGTCATTGGCTGACAAGGTTCAGCACCACCTTCCCTGCCACAGGAATCTGCTCGTTCGTCAGTTCCACGTTGGCCGCTTTTCCATTAAGCTTCAAATCCTTATAATCCGTAATGCCGCTGATGGAAAGGAGGAGTTTCCCCATCTGGGCCAGGCTGACATAAGAAAGCGTGAAGCCCGTCTGCTTGAGATAGGCTGTCATGGCTGCCTTTACGGCATCGGGGCTGGCTGTGCCATAGACATCTGCCGTTAAATCAATGGTTAAAGGTGCCGGTGAAACGACGGTCACAGTCGCTCCAATAGGCCGCTGGCTTTCGATGTAGTCGTAGACTTCCTGTATAAGTTCCGCCGATGCTGATTCGTTCTCTGCCGTGACGATGATGACCTTCACCGTGCCATTGCCCTGCCAGAGCGGGATGACTTTGCAGTTCCCGACGCCATCGACAGACATGGCCCAGTCACGATAATGATTGGCATTGCCCGAGGTGATAGGCTGGCGCACCCGGAACAGGAGCCGGGCAAGGAGTGCGTCATCCGTTTCTTCATCCGCCCCATCGGTGCATTTCTTATGGTTAACGACTGCCGAGATATTCGGGATGGAATAGGGGATTTCTGTAATCCTTCCTTCGGCCACATTGCCACTCGCCCCGGCATCGGCAGCTTCCACGGGAATCGTAACCTCAGCGGCATCGGCAGGAATGGTGGCCGACTCCAGGGTATAAAATCGCTGGCCGTCTTTTGTCTGGAAGAGACTGCTGCGAATGATGTAGGCTCCTGCCATCCCCGTCACCGTGACTTCTCCTTTGGCCTTGACGGCTTTCTTGCGATCGACGCCAAATTCCGCTGCCCGCAGCGTCAGGTAGTCGCCCCAGGACGTTTCGGCAAAGGCCGCGTCGCGCAACATGGCCATCTCGGCATAGCTGCTCTCAAATTCCACAGCATTGGCGTCGATCAGGTCGCGGGCAAAGGTGCCTTCCATGGTACTTTGCTCTTTTTTCGTAATGGTGTGCAGGGTCTGGGCCATGCGGCTCTCAATCACATCTTTGGTCTGTGCATCAAATAAATTGCTCATGCCTCGCTCCTTCCTGCCGTCACGGTCAATGATTCGTCACTGTAAATGGAAGTGACGTCAACCGTAATGGCCAAATCATCCCGTTCCCGCTTCTCCACCTCGACATGGTTAATGCGGGCAATGTACGGATTCACCATCAATCCCTCACGGATGTTCTGGCAAATCCTGTCTGCCGTATACTGGCTGTTTGGCACTCTCCCCTGATACGGCTCGATGGTAATGCCATAGCTGTCATCATAGGCCAAGTAGCGATACCGCTCGGTGAGGATTGCCTTATAAATCCAGACCTTGAGGGCTTCATTTTCTGTCACCATCAGGTTCTGGCCTTTTTCATCGTAGCGGAAGCACTGCTTATCAAAGTCATAGCCGTATTCTACGAAAAGAGGCAGCGACTCATTCCGGTTCGCTGCCTGGATGCTGTTCATTGCTACAAAAGGATCAGCCATGGCCATCAATCCTCACAATCTCATCCAAAATAATGTACTGCTGAATCCGGTCGTTGATGAGCATGGGCATGATGGCCACGTACATGCCGGGCTTTAGTGTATCCGTATAGATGACGGAATCGGTGTAGTCATTATCGATATCATGATTATGGGACTGGTAAGCCGCATCACCACTGCCGCCGGCACGATTCTGTGTCGCCGATACCAGATGCCCTTTAGCTGTGCGGCCATAACCTGCCAGGAGATAATGGGAAATCCACAGCTCCTCTTTGGTCAAAATGATGCCATTGTAGCGGACCTTGATATCTGGCGGCGAAGCCAGGATCTGCCCGATTTGAATGTCCGGGCTGTTGCTGCTGCGGCTGACCTGCTCCATCAGATTCAGCAGGCTGATATACGGATTTTTCTGCACACGCTCACCCCCTTGAGGTCTTGATAATCGTTGCCGGATAATAGTCGCTTCCCATATCGATGCTGCCTTCGTAGTGATGAAAACAGCCATAGACATTGGAGCTGTTGCCCCAGCAGCCGCCGCTCCCGTCATAGACGACGACATGCCAGTTCGGATCCGGCTTGCTGTAGCGGTTGTACATGATGATGTCGCCCTTTTCGAGCTGCGACGGGTCATAAGGGATAGCCAGACCCTGCGCTTCGGCATCGGCCCGGAGCTGGTCGCAGCCTTTCACGCCATTGTTATATTCCTGCGCTGCAAAAGGGGAATAGCCCGCCGCGGCGATAGTCGCCCGGTCGACACAGCCTTCTGAGCCATAGGGAGAAACGGTACCCTCGAAATTGGCCATGCACGCATCGACCACACTGCTGCCAGCCACAGCGCCACCTGTAGAAACAGAAGATGTCGATTCCGTTTCCGCTGGCGGCACATAATCCGGGTTGGCATTGTACGATGTACTGTCCAGTTCCTGTTTCTGCTCATCCAGCAGTTTGTTGAATACCAGATGCAGCTCCATCAGGTGCTTGTTGCCTTCGATTTTATGGCTGTCTGACTTGATGAAGAACTGGCCCTTGAGCTGTTCTTCCTGGACTGAGACAGAAAACCCGGCGATACACTGGATATGACCGATGGCCCGAATGGACATGTCATGGGCGACGGTCTTCAGCATGGCCCTTGCCTGCGAGGCATCGTCCTGCTTGGGGTCGGCCTTGCAAATGGCCTGGATGAGACCGAATCGGTCGATATCCGTCTGATTGGGCAGTTCGCCTTTCGTCTGCCCGGCACTGTCGACGACGATGACCTTAGAAACCATGTCTTCGACCGACTCCGACACGGAAGCGCCGGTCAGGTTTGTCACATCGCTGATCAGGAAATCTTCCACCACCTGGTCGTTCATGCAGACCACGTTGAGCTTCCCTTCGGTCATGTAGATATGGTATCCCTTGCCATCTTGTGCGGATTGATAAGATAATGCCTGCTTGATAGCCTCCGTAGCCGAGATATCATCGGCAATGAAATTGCAGGTGACGGACAGGTCGGGAATAGTCCCGGCCGGAATAGAAAAGTCATTGATGGTCTGGCGGATGGCGTCGGCCACTGTGACGTTCGTGTACTTCTTGGTTATGCGGGACTTGGCCAGATAGACGATATTGTCAAAGGCTGTAAAATGCATCACGGAAGAGCCGCTCTCCCGGCTGCGGCCAAAAATACGTCCCTGGAACAGGTGGACAGTCTGCTGCGTCTTATCGTCAATGTGGATAAACAGCACCTCATCCCCCAGTTCCAGTTCCGGATTCTGCCAAGATTTATCCCGCGTCGTATAGGCCAGGTCGAATTCCAGCCTGCGTCCGGCCTGCTCGACGTCCCCGGACCAAGTTGCACAAATCAGCCAGCCCGTAAAGTCTGCGTTCTCGGGCTTTTTCTGGCCTTCCGTCTGAGCATCCTCGGTATTGGTTTTCTTATTGATTCTTTGCAACTGGAACATTTTCATCATTCCTTTTGAGGTTCATCGTCGTCAGGCGGATGATATCCCCGGGCAAAAGACCGCCGTTACGGACGATGCTGCGATAGATCTGGAACTTCGAGAACTGCTCATTGTTGAGCGTCACCGATTTCCCCACGGCCCGGCCGATGACGTTCCCGATACTGTCACCGGGATAATAGGTGATGTTCTTCTTCATCTTCGACCAGAACGACTCCGGCCGCTTCTTCAGCCCTGTCGCAGCATCGGTCTTTCCCGTCTCCGGTGCTGTGACGTAGCGTTACTCTGTCAAGCCCAGCTCGTAATAGACATCGCCGCTGCCGTCCTTTTCACCAAACTTGAAGGACGAAATCAGGCAGGGCATGGAAAGCAGCGTATCCGACACCGTCAGTTGACAGACGCTGTCACCGGTACGCATCGTTTCCAGTTGGGCGATGTATGTATAAGGCGCAAGGCCCATCATGGCAAAGGGATAATCCTGTGCTGGGAAAAATCCGGAAAGGGTCAGTGTCCTGAGTCCCGTCTTTCCCATCATGAGGTAGTCGCCGAAGTTATTGATGTTTACCGTGCCATGATTCGTATTGACAGATACCATCAGCTCCGAAGGCAGGACGGGAAAGACCACCGCTGCCGATTCAGAAGAGAGAGAAATTGTGAGGGAAGATGCAGCCTGGCCGATGGCGTTCAACAGGGATGCTAAGAAAGAACTCATCAGAGGGTCGCTCCTTTCATGCGGTTCATGCCGTACAGTCTCATTTTTTCGACGAGTTTTTCAGCGACGGCGTCGATGTCCTGCTCGCTGCGGACGTTCATCGTATCAATGCAGATGGTGATGCCGCCGCTGCCGGCGTTCATGGCCTGGCGGATGCTTTCATCATGAGGTATGACCGTACTGCCATTGGGCAGGTGTACCAGCTCGCCCCGGCGATCTTCATTGATGACGGCAAAGCCGCCACGAAAGTTCTCGACACCGCTTTCAAAGTGGCTGATGCTTGGGATATCAAAGCCCACATGGGTCGGCGCCCCTCCCGTCAGGGACGGAATGTCGATAGACAGGCCGTTGATGCTGGAAATCAGGCCGTTCACCTGGTCGATGACCCAGTTCACACCGCTACGGAAGGTGTCCTTGATACTCTCCCAGATACTGGAGGCCGTCTCGCTGATACTGTTCATGGCTCCGTCCCAGGCAGAACTGATCCAGTTCATCCCCGCATCGACGGCGTCCGATACAGCCTGTATAGCCTGTTCGATATAATGCGACACGGTATCCCAGTTCCTCCACAGAAGGTATAAGGCAGCAATAATCGCAGCAATGACGATAATGATGGGATTGGCCATGGCTGCGGCGCCTACGGCACGGATGATGGTGATCATCATGCGTCCGGCAGTCAGAAAGGTACTGCCCATGCCCCTGGCCACGATGGCAATGCCCCGACAGACCGGAATGAGTCCTTTGAACTGAGTCGAGAGATACTTCGAGACACTGCCGGCTTTGCTGATGCCCGTGGCAATAGAGTTGAAAGTACCAAAAGCCCTGCCGCCGACCGTCAGGATACGGCCCAGGGTCGAACCGAAGAGCTGGAAGGTCACGATGCCGAAAGCCACCTGGCCGATCAGCGTTTTCTGTTCCGGTGTCAGTGTCCGGAACCAGGCAGCCAGTTCCTTGACGCGCATCGACATGACCTTGAAGTACGGCGTAAACGACACTGCTAAATCCATGCCGGCATTCTTCAGCTGGTTCATGGCAATCTGCATCTGCTCCGACGGGGTCAGCATCTTCTCATAAGCTTCCCGGGTCATACCGGCAGACTGGGCCATCTGGTCCATGACCTTATCGAAGTCCCCGGCTCCCTTGCCCGTCAGGACCAGGATGCTGTTCAGGCCCTCGACAGAGCCAAAGAGCTGGGCCATCTGTTCGGCATCGCCGCCTGTCGCCCGCTTCACTTCGTCCAGGAACTTCACCCAGCCCACGCTCTGCAGATGAGCCGCATTGAACTCAAGGCCAAGGGACTGAGCCAGTTTCGCCGCTTCGGCAGATGGCTTCAGGATGTTGCTGTAAGCCGCCTTGAGCCCGGTAATGGCCTCGCTGGTCCGGATACCGTTCTTGGTCAGGACGGCGATGGAACCGAACAGTTCCTGGGTACTGACATTGAGCTGTGCCGCAATGGGGATGACATTGCCCATGGACTGAGCCATCTCGCCAAAGGATGTCTTGCCGAAGTTCTGTGCCAGGAGCATCTGGTCCGTCACCGCCGTGGCTTCTTCTGCCGATTTTCCATAGGCATTGAGGACCGTGGTCACACCGTTAACGGCAGTCGTCGTGTCGGTGAAGCCGGCTTTCGCAGCAATTGTCATGTCTTTGACAAAGCCCACGGCATGGGCCGCATCGACACCAGCGGAAATGGCCTGGTAGACCGATTCCGAAAGATCAGCGACACCTGCGCCCGTTTCATCGCTGACAGCACGAATCTCATCACTGACCTTCTGCATGGAAACGACCGTCGTGTCGACCAAAGTCGAAATCTTGGCGATACCGTTGGCAAAGTCGCTGTGCAGCTTGAAGCCTGCCGTTGCGGCTGCCAGGATGGGGGCTGACAGCAGGGCCATCTTATCTGATAAGCCGGAAATCTTGCTTCCCGTCTGCTCGATGCTCTTCGCCGTCCGTTTCTGGATGCGCTCATGCTCCGTCAGCTTGTCCGACAGTCCGCTGACCGATTGTTTCGCCGCCGCCATCTGGGTCTTCATGGTCCCCAGGCTGGCATTGACGCTACGCACGGTCGGCGTGAACAAATCCCGCAGCCGGATGGCGGCATCGATGACATTATTGGCCATGCTGTTTCACCTCTCAATGTTGTTACAGATATTAAAAATATAGTAAGATAAAAGAAATCTATCGTTACGGAGGAATTCCAATGCGCTATTTCAATGAAACAGAAAAAAGATTAGCTGAACGATATCACCATATGGAGCTTGGTACTTGCAAAATCTGTGAAGAATGTCACAAGAAAGAACATTTATCCTTACCGATTGGCTGCTGGTGCGTAGGTTCCGATTTTAATAAAACTTCCAAGAGAATTCTATTTGTCGGTAAAAATGCCAGAAACAATCCCGGCACGATTGAAGACGGCTTCCGCAATCCCTTTCAATATACCCGTGAATCTCTGTGGAACAAAAGCTGGCCATATTGGAGCTATACTCGTGCTATCACTCAGAGAATATTCGGTGACGATTCTATAGAACACATCGCATTTACCAATATTGTCAAATGCAATAATTCCGGAGGAAAGGATACTACCTCAGATTTTGTAAAATCCAACTGTATCCTAAACCTAAAAGTCCTTCAGCAGGAATTAAAGGTAATACATCCTACTCATATCATTTTTTATACATCTTGGTATTATGACGATTACATCCCTAACGTTTTTGACCGTTATAATATTCATTACAACGGTTCTAAAGACATTGGGAAAAGAAAAATGCCCTGGCAGGAAGCCATTTCCACCCTGGGCAATCAAACCTTTCATGTACTACGTGTCGGCCACCCACAATGCAAGAAAAAAAGCGACTTCGTCTATGAAATATCTAAGTGGCTTGAGCCTGCCTTATGACTTTATGGCAGATAGCCGTATTTTCAGCAGTTAATCCGATAATGCTGAAGATACTTTTTTATCGCGTTCTTCCATCTCATAGCGGATGAAAGCATACAGCACCTGCCGTTCGCCGTATCCCAGTTTCATGACCGCTGACGGCAGCAGGTGATGCTCCCGGAACAGGAGATACATCGCCTGCACTTCGCCATCGGTCCGGATCAGTTTTTTACGGCTTTGTCCGCCTTTTCCTGGGTCGTATAGCCGTTGAGTTCTGTGATCTGCGCTGTGAGATCAGCAATCTCACCTGCCAGGAAGAGCTTGCGGATGATGTCACCAGGAAGTACGGCCCCGAATTTTTCCAGCAGATCCTTGTTCTTGAGATCCGGGTCGGCAATCCCCGCCAGGAGCGTCTGGGTCTGCATCTGATAAATGTCGATGTTATCGGCGCTGCCGTTGGTGAAGTCCACGGCCATCTTCTGGATATCGGCGTAGCGTTCCGGGTCGATGGCCCGGAGCGTGATGATAAAATCGAATCCGAACAGCTTCGAGAGCCGTTCCATCTTCACTTTCTTTTCAGGCCGTTCGGCCAGCTTGTTCACTACATCTGCTTTCAGCAGTCGGTCTACCATATTCATGTGCTTGTTCTCCTTATGCTAAATCCAAGAGGTCCCAGTCCGAGAAAGTGAAGCTGTAGCTTTCCTCGCCCATCTTGTCCACTTCCCAGTCGGCCAGAATGAGGCTGTCAAAGGTCGCATCTTTGATGACGATGCGTTCGCTGCCTATGGCATCCTTGTCATCCAGGACGGAGACGATGGTCACGACGGTCTGCTTGCCCGCCTTAATGTTGTCGTTCATCTTCTTGATCATGTAGCTCGAGACTTTATGGAGCTTCAGCTGCCCTTTGCAGTCATAGCCCGTGACCTTGTAGCCCTTGCCGACATGGCGGAGCATCTTCACTTCTTCCTTAGTCAGTGTGACCTCGGCCTTGAAAGCCGTGGCTTCGGCCATGAGGTCGCCGTCGATATAGAGGTCGGCATACTTTCCGTTCATCACCCGTTTGGCTTCCATGCTGTTCACTGTACTTCACCTCCTCAGATATTGACGGCAATCGTGACATCTTCCATGGCATCCAGGAGCGAAGCATCTACGGCGATGAAGACATTGCTGCCGATGTTGGCCAGCTTGATGTCCATTTCTGACATGTCCGCCAGTTCCTCTTTCGTATATTTGCCATTGGATGCCAGCCAGATCTTGGTGGATTCCACATCGATATAAGCCGTGTTCTGTCCCTGTTCCAGCAGGCCCTCCTGGGCCAGCTGGTCAAGATACCCCTGGATAGCCGTCACCAGAAGACATCGGTTGGCATAGCTGTTCGCATACTTGCCAAGGTAATGGTCCTGGGCTGTGGTGCGGATATCGTCATACATCATGTCCATTAAATCGACGAGCTTGATTTTCTGGAAAGATACGCCTTTCCCCTGGACTGTCGTGACCAGGGAGTTGATGCCGCGGCCCAGCTTGACCTTTTCCCCGTCAAAGAAAAAGAACAGCTTGCCGGCATCCGTCATGGTATCCATTTCTTCCTTCGTCCAGACGTCGCAGCCAATGACTTCCGGCAGCGGCGCATACGTACAGGCAATGGTCATCGGCGTTCCTGCGATGATGCCCGCGATGCGCCCGCAGTACTGGGCCGTCGTGTAGGTCTTCGTTTTCGTGCGGATGACTTGATTGACGAAGTTGATGACTCCTTCCGTATCCGCCGTGCAGTCCGGCAGGACGGCCTTGATGCGTTTGTTCTTATTCGTCCGCATCCCCTTGATCCAGGTCGCGATGGTGTCGATGTGGCTTTCTTCGATATCCGGGATGACCAGGTAATCGAAGTGCTTGTTCTCGATGGCCTTGAGGACATCGGTATAATCTTCTGAGTTCTTACTGATAATCTCGGCGATGACTTTTTTCGGACTGTTCACGTAGCCGCGAAGGGTCAGTTCCAGCTGCTCACGGTTGCTGTCCGAGAGTTCTTTGGGGATGTCATCTGCCGTATACAGGTTCACTTCCGTCTGGGACGGCAGTGTCTCTTCTTTCAGGATCAGAAGGACAATACCGCGTTCACTGCGTTCGATGGCACTGATACCTTTTTCTTTGAACGCGATATTGATGGATGGCATTTTCATGGGTTACGTCTCCTTTCCCTGGTACCGCTGATGCAATACCTTCATGATTTCTGCCGTTTCTTCTTTTTCCTGGGCGTCATAGTACTGGAAGGTCAGCGTCAGACGCCCGCCGTCATTGTCCGTCCCCATCAGCTCCTCACTCATAGACACGACAGGGAGATAACGGTTGCCGACTTTCAGTCCGTCCCGGAATAAATTTTCCGCAGCAAAAAGCACGGCGTAGATGGCCGTGCTTTTTTCCTGCTTCTTCGGCAGATACGTAATGTAGAGGTCCGTATCCCGGTAGACCTCGTTTTCTTTCTGCGGCGTCGCTACCGTCATTGTCTTCAGGAAAAAGGCCGGCGGCGCAAAGCCTTCCTTGACTTCCTGTAAATAGACGGGATACGGGAACCGCTCTTTGAGTTTCTGCTGCACCGCCTGCAGGATATCGAGATCATGGATCATGTGCCGCCTGCTTTCTTGAGGAGCTTCTTCGTGAGTCTCTCCAGTCCCGGCTGCAGGTCACTGGCTTCGAACTGCTTGACGGATTTTTCCGTATAGTGCCGGCCTTCATAATAGCCCACGGTCCTGCCGCCCGACGTTTTCTTGACATGGCCGTTATTCAAGAGGTGATGGACAGGATGCCTGTTGACCAGTTTATAGGTCAGTTCCGAGCCGTTATACCCTTCCATCTTATGCTTCCAGCCCTTCTTCAGCTTGCCCGTGCTGCCTTCCGGTGTGTTTTTTACACACTCCTTTTTGAGCTTGTTGCCGATAGTAATCAGGCCTTTCTCGGCAGTCCCTGGGAAATCGTCGACGGCGGCCATCAACTTGGAAGACAGTTCTTCCAGGCCGGTCACCTCAAAGTTACTTCCGCTCATTGTCCGTCCCTCTCACTTCTTCCGTGCAGTACAGTTCCAGTGCTTCATGGCGCATATACGGGTCGACGATGGTGTCGATGTCGTAGAAGTGATCCTGATACTTCACCTTCATATCATGGGTGATATGGGGACGCCAGCGGATAGTGATCTTGCTGTACTCCGTGTCCGCCTTGCGTTCCATCTCATAGAACACTTTGCCCCGGGCAGGCTCAATGGATGCCCAGCAGCGATATACTACGACGTCGGCCTGGGTATCGAAACCATATTCATCCGTCACGGCCTGCTTTCCCAGAATCTCAATCCGTTTGTTCAAAAGCCCCGTCTTCATGGGCATCCCCCCCTTTTTTCAAAAACAGCTCCGCCGGACCCCGAACAGCAGCCAGCGCAGACGTTTCAAAAGGCCTGCGTAGTCCGCTTCCTCACGGTGTTCATACAAAAAAGCGGCGGCATAGAGGATGGCTTCATGGAACACGACGGGATTCTCTTCGGCATCCGCTTCCTCACAGCGGGCCAGATCCAGGCACAGGGCCTGGGCCGTTTCCAGGGAAGACTGGATAACGTCATCATTACTCGTGTCATCTTCGTCGATCCGCAGGTATTCCCTGGCTTCTTCCAGCGTCACGATCATGGCTTATCCTTTCGCTTTCATCTCCAGGGCCTTGACCGCTTCCTTGAGCATCAGCATGCCATCGACGCGCTGGCTGGCAAGGAAGCCGATCTGGCCGTTGGCGGCATACAGTTCGTTGAGCCGCTTGAAGGAGCGGTATTCCCTATCGGCAATCCAGTAGTAGCTGAAGTCCCCGAAGAGCATGGGACGGCTGCCCGCCGCCAGTTCCGGTGCAAAGGAAGTGCAGTAGCAGGGACGGTTCAGGATGGTGTCCGGCGTACCTGCGGTGACAGACGGCTGCCAGATGTAGTTGCCGTTGTTGTCTTTGATTTTGCGCAGGGCCTTGATGGTCGCATCGTTCAGGAGCCATACGGCCTTGCGGCGGTACGGGATGCGCAGGGAGTGATACAGGTCGATGACATCATCAAAGGTGATGGATGCGCCATTGGCTGTCACGCCCAGCTCCGCGGACGGGAACACGCCAGTCGGCTTGTTCTTCCCGTCACCGGTGAGGAAGGCTTCTTCTTCCTTCGTGCCGATACGGCGGGCAAATTCACCGGCAATGTAGCTTTCCAGGTCGAAAGCGCTGTCGTTCAGCAGTTCTTCCGACACACGGATAGCCGTCCCCAGCTTGTACGCCCCGATGGACTGCTGGCCGAAGGTATCCTGGCTGTCCGGGTAGAGGCCGTTCTCTTCCATCCAGGACGCTTCGCCATGACCCGTCACGATGGGAATCTTGCGGTCGCCGCTGGTATGGATGACCGTGGCCAGGCTGCGGAAGAAGTTCTCTTCCTGGAGCTTATCGATGAGCTGGTGTTCGAATTCGTCCGGCACCAGATAGCCGCCATCAGCATCGGTGCCTGCGCTCAGGGCGTTCTGTACATCGATGAAGTTCTTATGGCGGATGCTGTCCCAGAAAGCCTTACGATAGGCATCGGACGCACGGCCTTTCTTTTCTGCTCCGCCCTGGCCTGCACCAGGGAATTCCGTAATCGGTGTCGTAGTCGGTTGTGCCAGCTGGGCATCGAGCTGCTGCTGCCGTTCCAGGCGGTCGATTTCCTTGCCGAGATTTACTACATCCGCTTCCATCTTGTCGTAGCGAGCCGCATCTTCTGCAGAGACCATGCCGTTTTCATCACGGACGGTATCCAGAAAATTCTTGGCGGCATCCCACAGATTCTTGCGTTTCTCACGCAGTGCTAAAATCGTATCCATTGTTGTCCTCCTTAATGAATGAGCAATGCCAGCCGGTTCTCCAGGGAAGCGGCTGGCACTTTATTGACAGGTTCATGTGGTTTCAGTTTTTGTACGAAAGAACTGGTGACGGTGGCCGGGCTGTAGAGCATGGCTTCTGGCTGTTCTTCATTTCCCTTCTTCTGGTCGAACAGGATTTCATCGGCAAAACCCAGTTCCACAGCCTTCTTCGCGTTGAGCCAAGTCTCGTCATCCATCATGCGGGAAATCTTCGTGCGGGCCAGGCCGCTCTTGATTTCGTAAGCGTTGATAATGCTCTCCTTGACTTCGCTCAGCATGCCGATGGTCTTTTCCATCTCTGCCTGGTCGCCATAGGCCAGGGTCGCCGGATTATGAATCATCAGCATGGCCACTGGCGACATACAGACCTTGATCCCGGCCATGGCGATGACAGAGGCCGCCGAAGCAGCCAATCCGTCAATCTTGACGGTGACGTTCCCCGGATAATCCATGAGCATGTTATAGATTTGGGCAGCGGCAAAACAGTCACCGCCCGGACTGTTGATCCATAGGGTAATATCGCCGCTGCCCGCATTCAGTTCTTCTTTGAATGCCTTCGGTGTCACCTCATCGCCCCACCAGGTCTCATCCGAAATCTGGCCGTCCAGGTACAGCGTCCGTTCACTGCCGAAGGCATCGGGGGCCGCATTGGTCACCCACTTCCAAAATTTATGTTTCATTCGTATCTCCCTTCTGGGCAAAAGCCCCGGCGTCCTTGAGCTTGGTCATGCTGCCATTGACAAGGTATAGATTACCGCCTTCTTCATCCGGCACGGGATTCATGTCTTCCATCTCCCGGATATCGTTGGCGGACAGCCAGCCGTTCTGCCGGCCGATGCTGTAGCCCGTCATGCGGCTCTCATAGTCGCCGCGCATGAGACCGTTCACGTTGAACTTCAAGAAATATTGCTTCTTCTCTTCCGGCAGGAACAGCGCTTTCTGCATGGCCTGTTCCCAGCGAATGACCCATGGATCCAGCGTGTACTTCACGAATTCCATGGACTGTTGCTCAATATTATTGAAGGAACTTTTCTCCAGGTCGCCAATCATGTGTGGCGGGATGCGGTAGAGCCGGGCAATCTCATCGAGCTGGAACTTCCGTGTTTCCAGGAACTGTGCTTCTTCCGGCGGGATGCCGATCTGCTGGTACTTCATGCCTTCTTCCAGCACAGCCACCTTGTGGGCATTGCCCGTCCCCCGGTAGACGGCATTCCACGAATCCCGGACTTTGGCCGGATCCTTCAGAACGCCTGGATGTTCCAGCACCCCGCTGGGACTGGCCCCGTTGGCAAAGAAAGAGGCACCGTATTCCTCGCAGGCCATGGTCATGCCCACGGCATTGCGGGCCATGGCAATCGGCGAATAACCGACCAGGCCGTCAAACCCAAGGCCGGGGATATGCAGCACTTCTTCCTTCTGCAGGGCCACCTGCCCATACGGCTTGATGTTCGGATTCTCATCTCCCGTCTTGGTATACAGATAAAAAATCTTTCCCCGGTCATCCCGGCAGACGGTCATCTTGTCCGGCCGCAGCGGATATAGTCCCTGCACCCGCCCCAGGCGGTCACGGATGATCTGGGCGTAGGCATTGCCCCAGATGAGCAGATGGCTCATGAGCGTTTCCCGGAAGATGAACGAGGTCATCTCCGGGTTCGGCTCATCATGGAGCAGATGATACAGCGGATGGTCATAGACCCGCTCCTTGCCGCCAGGCGTGTAACGGTACAGCTGGAGCGGCAGGGCTGCCAGGGTTTCCGCCAGGATGCGGACGCAGGCATAGACTGCCGTTGTCTGCATGGCTGTGAACTCATTGACCTGCTTACCACTAGATGAACGTCCAAACAGGTAATGCATATCCGTCCCGGTGTAATAGTTTTGTGGCTTATCCCTGGTATGAAACAGTTTGGAAAAGATGCTCATAATCCACTCCTTCCTAATAAACCAAGTGATTGTTATAATAGATTCGTCGGATATCTGATTTTTCAAAAATGAAAAGTTTCCCATAGTGACGGAGGGTGATCAAATATGACAAAGGAAGAATTATTAGAGTTTAAATACACGTATGGCTATTTCAAGATTGATGATCTTACCTATGGTTATATGACAATTCTTTTCTTTCAGCCGCCGTGTACTTATACAAAAGTTTCCTTTGATGAATGTCTGGAGGATAGTGTTCCAAGCATGGTTCAAACATACAATGCACTAAGACACCACAAACCGTACGATTTTTTCATTGAAGCAGGAACTGAAAAGTTTTCCATCAAAATCAGCGACTATAGTAATGAAAACTTAGATGATTCGGTACTCTTTACCGTAAAGATTTCAAATTGGAATAGCGGCTTACAGTATGGTACAGAGCTACATCAGGAAATGCCCGTTGCCTACTTAATGTATGTATTTGAAAAATTTTTCAGTGAATTACTTCATCATCCGGATTTTCCTTTCCAATATCCATGCTTTTCAGAAATAGCCAGCCCGCAAGGTATAGCCGTAGAAGCTGAGTTTGAGAAAAAATATGAAAACATGAATCTTTCTAACGCGAAATACATTAAGTTAGATAAGCAATTCATGCGGGAGCACATAACAGAATTCACAGAGTGCGGCGAAACACTAAAAAATGAATTTATAACTATGCTGACTGAGTATAAAGTTCCTGATGGATGGACAATCTTAAGAGAATCGGGTCCTGAAACAAAGCACGATATTTTCTAGATCTATTAACCTTTATGCCTTAAACTGAAAATCATGGCTTTATGACGAGTGAAACTACTCTAAAATGCAATAATCCCCCGTTCGTCATAAATACTGTTCCCGCCCATTCCATTACGGATGGCCCGATCCAGTGCCATGATGGACGCCACGATTCCGTCGATCTTTTCGACGGATTTTTCTTTGTCCGGCTTGATGTTCCCGGCCGGATCCTGCCGCATTACCACGTTGCCGGCCATCCATTTGAGAACGGGATTGCCGCCATGGATGATGTTCCCTTCCATCAGGAGCTTGAACAGCTCCTTCGACGGCGGCGACATATCCTTGAACCCCTGGCCGAAAGGCACCATGGTAAAGCCCATGTCCTCAAGATTCTGCACCATCTGTGTGGCGTTCCAGCGGTCATAGGCGATTTCCCGGATGTTGTAGGTTTCCCCCAACTGCTCGATGAATTTCTCGATGAAGCCATAATGGATGACGTTCCCTTCGGTCGTCTGGATGAAACCCTGTTTCTGCCAGACGTCGTAAAGCACATGGTCGCGCCGGCAGCGCAGTTCTAATGTGTCTTCTGGAAGCCAGAAAAATGGCAGCAGGATATATTTCTCATCCTCCGTCCGTGGCGGGAAGGTCAGGACCAGGGCCGTGATATCTGAAGTGCTGGATAAGTCCAGGCCGGCATAGCACATTCTCCCCCGAAGGGCATCGCGGTCGATGGGAAGATTGCCCCTATCGTAGACCTGCTCCGGAATCCAGCGGATGCTGGCACTGGTCCAGATGTTGAGCCGCAATTGCTTAAAGACATTCTCTTCGGCCGGATTCTCGATGGCGTTCTGGTATGCTTTCCGGACCCGGTCGATCTGGATGGTGTGCCCAAGGGAAGGATTCGCTTTGTACCAGTTGGCTTCATCCGTCCAGTCATCCTCTTCTGTAAGGCCATAGACAACAGGATAAAAGGCAGGGTCCTTCTTCCGCCCTGCCATGAGGTCGAGTGCCTTGGTGTGCAGTTCGTAGCAGATGCTGTTCTTGTCATTGCCCGCCGTCGTGATGATGAAGAAGAGCGGCTGCTCCCGGGCATCGCCGGAACCTTTCGTCAGGACATCATAAAGATGCCGGTTCGGCTGGGCATGGATTTCATCGAACACCAGCCCTGACACGTTCAGGCCGTGCTTGGTCCCGGTTTCTGCCGACAGCACCTGGTAAAAACCAGCATTACGGTAATTGATAATCCGCTTCCCTGCCGTCCGGATTTTGGAGCGGCGCATGAGCGCAGGACTCATCTCGACCATCTGGCGGGCAACGTCAAAGACGATGGATGCCTGATTGCGGTCGCAGGCGGCACCATAGACTTCAGCGCTCGGCTCGTTGTCGGCATACAGGAGGTAGAGGGCAACGGCCGCAGCCAGCTCCGACTTCCCTTGCTTTTTTGGAATCTCTATATAAGCCGTCAGGAACTGCCGCTTCCCGTTTTCCTTGACGATGCCGAAGAGATCACGCACAATCTGTTCCTGCCACGGCAGGAGCAGGAACGGCTGCCCGGCCCATTTGCCTTTGGTATGACAGAGATGCTCGATGAAGGCAACCGCCCTGTCGGCCTTGTCCTTGTCGTAATGGGAATCCGGCAGCATGAACGCTGACGGCTTATATACAAATGCCAAACTTGTCACCCCCTTAACAGCAGTTCCATTTCATCCGTTTCTTTTTCTGCCCCGTTTTCTTCCCCAATCATGCGGCTCCGGGCTGACGGGGTCAGGCCAAACTGCTCACAGAATTTCAGCATGATCTTGAGGTTCGTCTGGGCAATGGACACCTGCGGTACCTGCTGCAGATAACCGTTCGGCGTCCGCACCATATCGCCGTGCCGGGTGATGAATTCTTCCGCCCCTTTCCACCGGGCGTAAGCCTGGCAGTACCCGGCAAAGGCCATCATATCCAGGTTGGTCAGCATCCCCATCTCGGCGAGGACTTTCCCCAGCCGCTTCCATTCTTTCTTGGCGTCATCTTCCAGCCAGTCCGGGCAGCGCGGCAATTTGCCCTTGGGCATGGGTTCTTTCTTATTGAGGGGACGGTGGCCGGGATTGCCTTCCAGCACCTTGAGTGCCGTCGGTTTCGGTTTTCTTCCTCGTACAGCCAATGACGCTCACCTCCCAATAAAAAAGCCCTTGCGGGCTGTACGACAGAGGGGACCGCATCTGCGTTCCCCTCTGGTTCTCTTTTTTAATTCTTCATGACCCATTCGATGGCGTGGCCATTGTCTTCGAACAGTTCGACGCTGACTGCCTATCCGATATTTATGCATCTTATTCGATGACTTCCCATTCATCAACTCCGGGTATCAGCCCGAGACTGCTGCCCGTATCCCACTGTACATGGATGGTCCCGGCATCATCGACGAACTGGACGGTGCCTTCAGTTCCCTTAGGCGGAGCTTGCCTGTCATCCATGGCGATAAGCCGGACCCGCGTTCCTTCCATCCGTTCCCGGCTATGTCGTAGGCCGGCCCGCAGGATGGACAGGTCGAAACCGAACCTGCGGTAATCCCGCTCCATGTTCTGATAATACCAGTCCTCCGGACTACCGAACCGCCGGTCTTCGTGCATGATGTACACAAGACCGCTGATGATGCCGTCATCTGTTTCCACATCCACTTCTTTTTTATAATAGAACCGCGGGAAGCCTTCATAGGCATCGAGCCGCCGTTCATCCGCCGTAGAAATGCGCCAGAAAACAACCGGCACGAAGGCACCCGCCTTCTTCTCGATCGTGGCGTAACATCCTGTCAGGGAACCTTTGAAGAGGAGTTCATAGCCCCGGATTCGGCCCGTCCCTAAAAGAACGGCGTCAGGACACCGTCTTGCCATCTGTACTTCACTCATGTTGCTGCCGTAGGCAATGTAGATTCTTTGTTTCATCGCTCTCATCCTTTCTGAAGGGATTGCCCTTCTACCACCCCAAGGGCAGCCGAAGCTGCCCGTAAGGCTATCCCCTTCAAGCGGCGGCATTGCGCCATGCGGAATTGCCTGTGAGGTGTTTCAGGAAGTGGAGCCGGCAGGTCTTAAACTCGTCACCGATGAGTCCGAGCCGGAGCATCCAGCACCGGAAAGCGTATTTCTCATTGTCCGTTTCGGTCTTTCGGGCCGAGGCTTTCTTCTGGGCCAGGGCCTGATGAGCGACGGCCAGGCAGAACTGAATGTATGCCTTGATTTCCCCAGCGTGGAGTGTCCCGTTGAAAAGCCGGAACTCGACGGTCCCTTTGGTGAAGGTGGCATGCAAGTTCAGCCCGTGGTAGCGGGTGCTGTTGTAATGATGGTTCCGTCCGTAAGGGGCTTCCTGATACCAGAGGTCGGCGATGCCGTCCAGCGTGTCCGGCTTTTTCCGGTTGAGATCCTTCAGGAAGGTGGTGTTCGTTTTCCGGCAGTATCGGCTTTCCCGCGAGGGGTTGATCTGGAGGGCGCGGTAAATCATGTCTTCCTTGCTCGCCATAATGTTCACCAGGTTCCGCAGGGTCTTTGCCGTGAAGCGTTCGGCCCCGATGTGGATGTGGATGCCGCAGGACTTATTGGCAAAGGCCCCGGCCTTGCGTAGCATCCGCACCAGTTCCTGCAGCTTCGGGATGTCTTCGTAGGAAAGAATGGGACTGACCACTTCCGTGCGGTAGAAGCTGGAAGCATCTGTAATGTTTCCGTTCACCTTCTTCTGTGGAACCAAGCTGGAGTCGTTCATGGCTTTCCATTTCCGTCCCTGTTCATCCCTTGCGGTGTAGGTATCGTAGGCTCCGCCTTCATGCCTGCTTTCTGTCCCGAAGAAGCGGGCCATGAGGCTGGCGGCCCGGCTTCTCGTAATCCCTGTCATTTCCATTTCGATGCCAAAGTGTAGTGTTTTCATAATCCTCTCTGTCCTTTCTATGTGTGCGTGTGTTCTTTTGGTACACTATATATCACTCTAAAGGCACACAATAGCAAGTCGTTTTGAGAATAATTATGAATTAAATTGAAAATTTATGGGTTCTGATGCCGGCGTTCCTTCTGCTTTCTGGCATGAGCCTTGGCTTCTTCTTCCGTGCGGAAGGCGCTCCATCCCTTCAGGCCTTTTAGCAGGGCCATGCGCGATTCGTGGCTGGCCCTGGTCCCCATGCCGATGCGCAGGAGCCACATCCGCAGGTAGTACTTCTCGTTTTCAGGCTTCCGTGTGTCAGCCTGAACCCGTTTCGCTTTTTTCGCTGCGCTGACCATGAAGGCCGCTAGTTCAATCAGGGCGCGGTTCTTCACGGCATTGCCGGTTGCGGCAATGCAGAATGTCACCGTATCTGCCGCAATCCAGAAGCCCCGCCCTTCCTTGCGATAGTTCTGATAGATGGCAAAGAAGGAAGTCTGGTCGGTACCAGGTTCTTCTTTCAAGTCTTCCACCAGCCTGTCCGGCACATGGATGTTTTCATGTCCTGCCGCCCGGTTCAGCAGGTACTGCTGGGCGTGGAGCATGAAGACCAGGTTGCGGAGCTGCGCCCCGTCCATGCCATCAACGGGAACCTTGATTTCCATCCTGTCCAGCTCCGTTTCCGTCTGCGGCAGTGCTTCCGATTCTGGCGTTTCATCCTGCTGTGGCGGGTCTTGCGTTACTTCGGTTCCTGTTCCTTCTTCCGGTTCCGGCTGCGGAAGGATTCCGGCTTCCTGCAGGAAAGCCGTGATAGCGGCTTCTGTCTTTTCATCATCGCATTCGATATCGCCATTGCGAAGGATGCGGAAGCCCTGCCCTTCGTAGGCAAAGGCCGGCGTCCCGGTGTAATGAAGCTTTTCGTTATGGTTGAAAGGAATCAGCCGTCTGGCCAGTTCCTTGCGGTCGTTCAGGTTCATCTGAATTGTCATGGTCTATGTACCTCCTTGTTTTGCTAGTACATATATCACTCTGAACGCCGATAATAGCAAGTCATTCTTGCATCTTTTTCTCAAAGAAGCAGGCAATGCCGGCCAAGACGAAATACACGCAGGGAAGGGCGACACCGTTGCCCCACATCTTGTATTCCGCAGAATCCCGGTACGGTTCCTTCAGCCATTTGATAATCTGGTTCCGGGTCTTGGGCTTTGTCTTTTTCCCCAGGGCTTTCCGATGGGTCTCAAAGACATCGCTCCAAAAGCGGATGTCTTCTTCAGACGGGTTCCCTGTTTCCAGATGGCTGCACCACCAGTCCGGGAATCCCTGGAGCCTTGCACATTCTGCCGGCATCAGGCGGCGGACACGAGCATGGCTGTTGATGAGCGGCGGATCTTTATAATCCGTAGCTACCAGGGAACTGGCCATTTCCTTCGCCGCCCGTGTGAAGTGGGAATTCTTGCTGGCACTATAGGTCAGCTCCACCACAGCGATGCCGCCCTGGTTGCTCCCCGGTACATTTCCCGAACGGTCGACGGTCCGGCAGGTATCGCTCTCATAGATATGGTTCCGCATATTGCGGGTGCCGTCCGAGGTCTGCCGTACATCATAGGTTTTCTTTTCTCTGTTGCCCCCGCCCTGCAGGACCAGCGGCTGGTTGTTGCCGCCCGTCCCGTACCGTGCCGTGAGTGATGGGTTCACAGAGAGCGGCCCCTTGTACCGGGCATCGGCTCCATGGTTCTCAAACACCGGACCCGGCAGATTGACGATGACCGGAGGATGATGGGCTTCTGCCCGTAAGGTGTTCGTCCGCTCTTCCGTCACATCCATTCGGATGCCGCCCTGGTCATTCAGGCAGATTGTGCCTGCCGTTCCAGGGCCAGGCGCAAGACGTCCGGCAGCACCCTGCCATGCTCGGAAGCCCTTCGCAGAATACCCTGACAGGCCCTCGGACTCAAATAGAACCTTTCCGGCACTTTGTCCATCAAAATCTGCGACAAGGTAGATGCGCTTTCTTCGCTGGGGGACGCCCCAGTATTGGGCATCGAGGACGCGCCAGGCCACAGAGTACCCGTTTCCCAGGATGCATCCCGCAGGCTGCCATCTGGCACAGCCAGCCACTGAAACTGCAGGGTCTTTGATGCGGCAGATTTCTTCAAGGACCGTCCGGAAGTCCTCTCCCTTGTTGCTGGAGAAAGCCCCAGGGACATTCTCCCACACGATATATCTTGGATATTGTCCATTCGTTTCTTCCCTCATTTCCTTCACGATGCGCACTGCCTGATAGAACAGCGAGGACTGCGAACCGCCAAGGCCATCCCTTTTTCCGGCAATCGACATATCCTGGCAGGGACTGCCGAAGGTAATGATGTCTACCGGCTCGATTTGTGCGCCGTTTATGGCACTCACATCGCCGTAATGCTTCACAGATGGCAGCCGTCTCGTCGTCACGCAGATGGGGAACGGCTCGATTTCCGAGTTCCATACAGGACGGATGCCCGCCAGGATGGCGCCCAGTTCAAAGCCGCCACTCCCGGAGAACAGGCTGCCCAGCTTAATCTGTTCCATCATCTGCCACCTCCGCATACGGGATTTTCTCATCCCCGCGCAGGATAAACACACCCGCGTCCCCATATTCACTGATGTAGCGCCTGACGATGACGTCGACGAACTTCTCGTCCAGCTCGATGCCGTAACAGATGCGGCCCGTCTGCTGGCAGGCCATGAGCGTAGAACCGGAACCGAGGAATGGGTCCAGGATGATGCAGTGGCTCATGGATGAATTCTGTATAGGGTACGCCATCAGGGCTATAGGCTTCATGGTGGGATGCTCTTTGCTGGCTTTCGGCCGGTCGTATTCCCAGATGGTCGTCTGTTTGCGGTCGGAATACCATTGATGCCTGCCGTTCAGCTTCCAGCCAAAAAGGCACGGTTCATGCTGCCATTGGTACGGGCTTCGGCCCAGTACCAGGGCGTTCTTCTTCCAGATGCAGCAGCCGGACAGGTAAAAGCCTGCGTCCTTGAATGCTTTGCGGAAGTTCAGCCCCTGGGTATCTGCGTGGAATACATAGATGGAAGCATCCTGCTCCATGTTCTGCTCCATGTTGACGAAGGCCGCGAAAAGGAACTGGTAGAACTTGTCATCCGGCATATTGTCGTTCTTAATCTTGCCGGCCGTTTCTTCGACATCGACGTTATACGGCGGATCCGTCAGCACCATGTTGGCCTTCTTCCCCACCATCAGCCGTTCATAGATCTCCGGTAGCGTTGCATCACCGCAGATGACGCGGTGGTCACCCAGGAGCCAGATATCTCCGGCTTTGGCGACGGTCGGCTTTTCCAGTTCGCCGTCGACGTCGAAGTCATCTTCTTTGATTTTCTTGTTGTACACTTTCGAGAAGAGCTGTTCGACCTCGGGTGCTTCAAAGCCTGTCAGGTCGACGTTGAAGTCGACGCTCTGCAAATCGACGATGAGGTCGGCCAGGAGCTGCTCGTTCCAGGCACCCGTGATTTTATTAAGTGCGATGTTGAGTGCCTTGACCTTGTGTTCATCCTCGATATGGACGATGACACACTGGACTTCTTCGTAGCCCAGGTTCTTCAGCACCGTCAGTCGCTGATGCCCGCCGATGACCGTCATGTCGTAGTTGACGATGATGGGTTCCACATAGCCGAACTCCTCGATGGACTTCTTGATTTTCTCGTATTCCTTGTCCCCGGGCTTCAGCTGCTTCCTGGGGTTATATGCCGCAGGCTTCAGCTGGCCGATGGGCAGCATCTTCCATTCCATATCCGATGTCTTCACACGCTTGCTCCTCTCTGAAGGCAGCCGCCACCGCTCTGCCGTAACCGGCGAGGTGGTGCCACCTGCAATAATTCCGTACGCTGTCCCGTGACAGCTTGGTCTTCCTGGCGATGGCCTTGTAGCCCATCCCCTGCTTCCGCATGGCTTTTATCTGCCGGCGCTGGCAGTCATTCATGACAGGCTCCTTTCACACAACAAAAAAGCTCCGGGCCACAATGGGCCTGGAGCCAAAGTATTCAATTTCAGATGCCGGGTATCCCCCCTTACGAATTTCGCGTTTTTTCACGTTTGAGGGGGCGGCGGTCATGGACGGAAGGGTCACAGAGATTTGCATCCCCCCGCCCTACGGACGGATTCAGTACTTGTACTCGATGTTCCGGTCTTCGGTCATCGTCTTATGGTCATGGCAGCTCTTGCAAAGGGGCTGCCAGTTCGTTTCGTCCCAGAACAGTTTCTCATCACCGCGATGCGGTTTGATATGGTCAACGACCGTTGCCGGGACGAGACGGCCTTTTGCTTTGCAGCGGATGCACCAGGGATGACGTTTCAGGAAGAACTTCCTGGCTTTCTGCCACTCTCTCCCGTAGCCACGCAGCACCGCGTTCTTCCGTTCACCCTGGCACTGCTGTTCATGTTCGTCACAATATTTTCTCCCATACGGCACCAGCCTTGGGCATCCCGGATACTTGCACGGTGTCCGCGGTCTTCTTGGCATTCGTATCATCTCCGGCATCAAAAAAGGACCGATGGCTTCAAGCCTCGGTCCTTATCTTTTTCTTGCTGATTATAGTATATCTTACAGAAGCCTGTGACATCAAGTGCTGCTTTAGTGACATTCAGTGACATTCGCCAGGAATCTCGATGTGTTTCAGGGCTTCGTCATGCAGCCGGTACACTTGGCGGATATGAAGTCCGAGAGTATCGGCAATGGATGCCCAGTCTTTAAAGGCCAAGTAGCGGAGTTCTAAGATGACCCGTTCCCGGGCATCTGGCACTCGGCTGACAGCCTTCATGATGTCTGCCTTGAGTTCGACCAGGACGTCGATAGCTTCATCCACTTCCTGTTCCATATCCATCATACGGGCGATGGTTTCTTCCAGACGGTGCGGATTGGGTGTCCCGCTTGGCGGCACCGGGCTGAGTGTCGATGACGCCTTGATAGCCAGCTGCCGCAAAGACGATACCTGCTCCAGCTTGCTGTCTATCTGTATGTTGATGTTCCGTGCCTGTTCCAGGTACGCCTTGGCTTCCATACGCTTTTCTTCTCCTTCTGTTTCCTGTTTCATAGTATACCCCCATTTTCTGTTTCCGTCATGCCCAGGTCAGCCTTTACGGCTTCAATCAGTGCGGCCTGGGTTCCGTCTTTGTGTTTCAAGACGTTCAGGATGCGTTCGTCAATCGTGTCCTTGGCTACGATGTGCTGTATGATGACCGTCTTGTCCGCCTGCCCCTGCCGCCAGAGCCGGGCGTTGGTCTGCTGGTACAGCTCCAGGCTCCAGGTCAGGCCGAACCAGATCAGGATGGAACCGCCTTGCTGCAGGTTTAGGCCGTGTCCGGCAGAAGCTGGATGGATGAGGGCCACAGGAATCTTTCCTGCGTTCCAGTCGGCGAAATCCTGCGGCTCCTTCAGTTCCCTGGCTTCCATCCGCTCCCGGATGCGGTCCTTATCGTGCTTGAACCAGTACGCCACCAGGACAGACTTCCCGTTGGCACTTTCTACTAGGTCTTCCAGGGCCTCCAGTTTACGGTCATGGATATTCACGACGTTCTTGTCATCTGTGTAAATGGCGCCGTTCGCCATCTGCGAAAGCTTCAGGGTAAGCGACGCGGCATTGGCAGAGGTGACCTCGCCGCCTGGAAGCTTCAGTACCAGGGACTTCTTCAGTTCGTCATACCGTTCCTTCTCCTTTTCACTCAGTCTGACTTCCTTCGCTACGCTCACCAATTCCGGCATCTCCAGATAATCTGTTGCCTTCATGGACACAGTGATGTCGGCAATCTGGTGATAGATGGCTTCTTCCGCTCCCGGCAGTGGCTTGTAGGAATACACCACCATGCCGTTGCGTTTGTCCGGCTGGAAGTAGAGGTTCCGGTACTGGCTGATATATCTTCCCAGCCGCTCTCCCATATCCAGGATGCGGAACTCAGCCCAGAGGTCCATCAAGCCATTGCCGCTGGGCGTCCCTGTAAGGCCGACGATGCGTTTCACTTTAGGACGCAGGGCCTTCATGGCACGGAACCGCTTCGACTGATGGTTCTTGAAACTCGACAGCTCGTCCAGAACGACCATATCGAAATCCAGGCGGCTGTTCTCATAGAGCCAGGCCAGGTTCTCGCGGTTCACGATATAGATATCCGCATCCTGCTGCAAAGCCCGCCGCCGTTCTGCCACGGTTCCCACGACCACACTGCAGGTCAGCTCTTTCAGGTGATTCCACTTCCTGAGTTCATCCGGCCAGGTGTCTCTCGCCACCCGCAGCGGAGCTACCACCAGCACCCGCTTAACTTCAAAGGCGTCATACATGAGGTCACGGATGGCCGTCAGCGTTGTCACCGTCTTGCCAAGGCCCATATCCAGGAACAGGGCTATAATGGGATGGGACTTGATGTATTCGATGGCGTATTTCTGATAATCATGCGGCATGAACTTCATGCACCTCCGCCCCCTTTCCCATCAGGCATGTGGGCGATAGCCTTCAGGACTGCGGGAATAACCTCCATGGCATCCAGGACGAATACCTGGTAGCCCAGCCGTCGCAACATGGCATGGCGCTTCAGCTGCAGCGGCCTTGGCTTCTGCCCCGGTGCCTTTACTTCCACAAAGCCCATCTTCCCATCAGCCAATAGAATCAAGCGGTCCGGCATACCTGCAAATGATGGCGAAACAAGCTTCACTGCCTTACCGCCAGCCTTCTCCGTTTCCATCACCAAGTGGTGTTCGATTACTTTTTCTCGCATATTACTCACCTCTTTTTTATAGGGGTGCAGGTCGGTGAAGGTCGTTTCATAAACTTCCCTTAAAGACATTTTTTCTATTTTTCAGCCCTAAAGGGGGTTTATATATTGACCTGCACCGACCTGCACCCTTCCCTTTTTCTTACAGGAAATCTGTGACTTTCAGCTTCAGCCCATAAATGAAATACCCGGCTTTCCGCTTACGCCTGTCAAACCCAGTTTTCTCTAATGCTCCGTAAAAATCCGTCGTACTGCGGGTATACTCGTTCATCTGCTGGCAGTACAGCCGATAGGCCGTATAAAGTTCCCCGGACTTCTCGCTGAAAGAGGCATCTTCTTCACAGCAGTCATCCAGGAAATGCCGAAGCCAGTCATTCTGCCCGCGGTATTCATTGATGGCAGATGCGACGCAATCAGGCGTATCCAGGTGATAGTTCTTGGCAATGACCCTCTCCGCCCCTTCGATAATCCACTGCAGGATGGCAGGACCGGCTTTCTCCACCAGGTAGTCTGCGTAGTCCTTGATGTCGCTCTTCCCTTCGAACTGGGCCTTGAAGGACATGACGATAAGACGCCGCCATGTCCCTTCGTCATTGGCACCCACCCTGGGCAGGTGATTCGTGTAGAGAACCAGCGTGTGTGTCGGTACGAACTTAAAAGGATCCTTATACTTCTTTTCGCCGCTCACTTCATCCGTTGAGCAGAGCTGTTTCAGGATGGATGTAGAAAGCCGGACGCCTTCTTCCATTTCGGCGGCAATGATCATGCGCTTCCCCTTCAGCTCTGCCATTTCCGGACGGACGTTCCGCTTGCAGCCTGCCGTCAGGGCATCGGCAGAGATGCCGCCGCAGTAGCTGCCAAGGACGCGGGCCAGGGAATTCCAGTAGGTCGACTTGCCGTTGCGGCCGTCGCCGTACGCGATGACCAGGGCTTCTACATAGACTTTGCCGATAGCCATGAGACCGCTGATTTCCTGGGCGTAGTCGATGAGCGCCGCATCGCCGGTAAAGAACTGCCGGACGGCCTGTTCCCAAATAGCTTTCCCTTCGCTGCCCGGGTCTACAGAGGTACATTTCGTGATGAAGTCCGTCGCTCGGTGTTCCTGCCGTCCCCGCATCCCTTTCCGCAGATCATATGTATAAGACGGGGTGTTCAGCAGGAATTCATCTGCATCCAGTGCCTGGATAGGCATCTGGACCATGGGTTTCAATGCCTGCAAGGCCGACAGGATATAGCGCATATCGCGGCGTTTCAGGACAAACTTCCGGTACGCTTCTGCGGCAAGGTAGGCGGCGTAGGCTTTGGCCTGCTTTTCCTCGATCATCTTCTCCAGGTTCCGTCCGCCCTTACGGATGATATCTTCCGAAATCCCTGTCCCTGCTAATTCCTTGAGTGCCTGCTCGGACTGTTCATTAGCATCAGCCAGCTGCAAATCCAGGAATTCTTCCGCTGCACCGACCGCTGCCTGCCGCGATTCTTCCCAGCAGATGCCATCGTAGCGGATGAAATCCGTGCTGTCGGTGTAGCGCAGCTCGTTGCCGTATTCTCTGGCGATGACCTTGGCCTGGCCGATATCCGAATAATCCTCCGGCCGCAAGGAGTCCCGGGTGCCGAAATCGTTGTTGTATTCATCCGGGCTGACGTAACCTTCCTGCTTTGCGATGCGCTTGCCGAACCGTACGGCACTGCCCCAGATAGTGTTCAGCTCGGTATCGGGAAGCGGCGGGTCGCACTTTTCCGCTTCGTCGAGGAAAATCTGGTACGCCTTTTCCGTCGCCCCGTAACGTTTGATGACGCGGCCGGCAAAACGGCTCATGGTGCTGTTCCGGCGTCCGGCCGGGATACTGCGTGACTCGGTATCTCCCACTTTGAGTACCTGGTCGATTGTCGTTTCCCCGTCCTGCCACAATACTTTCTCGACAGGGCAGCCATAGATGAACCGGGCCGCATCGAGAGCCGCTTCATCAAAGAAGGGATAGGCACGGTGGATTGCCCGTTTCAGTTCTGCATAGTGCTGTTCATCCGTGATATCCGGAATCCCGAAATAGGCATGGAAGCGTGGTCTGGCACACTTGCCGTCCTTGGGTTTCATGTGATTCCTTGACGGCACGATGGCCACCGAGACTTTTGGCAGCATGGCCAGGAGCTTTTCCATGGAAATCCAGTCAGCAGGATTCTCCGAATGGGTGTTGTCACAATCCATGACCAGGACGTCGGCGGAGAGAAAATTCTCCCGCTTCCGATAACAATCTTTGAAGGCTACGCAGACATGATCGTAGGCGGCTGCCGCCTTTAGGTCCTCGGCACAGCTGATTTTCTGCTGCCTGGGATAGCGGCAATTCGCTTCCACGCCAGCAAAGTCTGACCTATAAAGTGTAAAATCCATCTTATTTCACCTCGTTAATATACCGAATTGTTTTTCCTTTTCTTTGGGCGTACTGGATTTCTTTTTCCATTCCCGCCGAAATCACATCGCCAAAGACCCAGAGTTCGACGCAGCGGGACAATAGTGCGATATCCATAAAGAGTGCCAGTTCCCGTTCCGATTCTTCATCGAGGAACTGCGGTAAATACAGATGCGGTGCCAGAGGGATACATCCCTGGTCTACCGTATAGCGGCAGTAGGCACAGGCTTTCCGGATATTTTCTTCTACATCCCCGGCATAGGGCGAACACACGTACACAACAGGCATGAACGGGAACCTTTGGGGTTCCACGTTCCTGATTGCCTGATACGCTGTCGGGTCCGGATAATACTCTGTATTACGTTTCGGATTGTTTTCCATGCAGTTCCATCCACCCTTCCGCACATTCATCGCACAATACTGCCGTTCCCACCAGGTCAGCGTCACTGTCTGACAGGACATTCTTCAGATTGACAGGTACTTCCCTGCCACAGACCGGGCAGCGGCAGAAAACGTTTTCGTCATTGATTTCGACCGTCACATCGACACCATCTTTAAGTGGTTCTTTTACGTAAAACATGATTCATCCCTCCAGTTCCGTTTTGTAATAGGTCATGAGCATCTGCTTGCGCTGCTGGAAATCCGGGCAGGAATACAGCAGGCCGTAATCCAGGTGCTGCAGCCGATCCAGAGCATGGATCTGCTGTGCAGTCAGATAAGGCCGGATGCTCTGCCCTTTTTCGATGCCGTTGGCCAGCCGGAACTGCTTGGCAGACATCCCCAGCACGATGCGGTTCAACATGTCACATTCATTGCTGAAGTGGTACGGCTTCGGACTTTCATGCAGGCGGCAGATCATGTCCGTCAGCATCGGGAATTCCTGCCGGGCAGACAGGAGCGACCGGATGCACTGCTCCATCTCATTGAAGCGATGGATATAGAGTTCCTTGAAATGCATCGCCTTCGAGCCTGTGTAGCCCATGACCAGCATGGTGAACCCATCGCGGGTCAGTAGGTAACGTGGCAGTTTTCTTCCCCTGGCATCACGATATGTATTGCCCTCAAAATTGAGTGCAATGAATTCTGGACTTAATCCAGAATTGGATACAGTGATGCGTCCGATATCACGCAGAACATTATAATGCTGTTTTTCAAAAGTCGCTGCAACAAACAGGCTGTCGACCCTTGGTACACCTCTCTGATCAGCAAACACGCCAAATTCATCTTCCGGAATCAAAAACTTCATAGCGAATCCCGCCTTTCTTAAAATAAACATCCGAGGAAATTCCCTCTGATAGTGAAAGGACAGGAATCACTATGTTAAGTACCGGGAAATCAATCTTTTTTATAAAATTCGCACTCATACCCGTCTGCCCGGAGCAATAGCCCTTCAGCCCACGACGGCGTCCAGCCCATCTGCTCACAGATGGCATCGACGCTAGTGTCTTTGGGACACTCGATAATCAGTTCATCATGGACATGGCCGACGATGGCGCAGCATCGCAGCGTCTGCATGGCATAGCAGAGGATGTCCCGGCTGATGCCCTGGACGATGTTTTCCACGAACTTCGGGCCATAGCTTTCGAGCCGTTCCCACTTCTTCGTTGCGCCGATGCCTTCATAGGTGACGGATTCCCCACCGAAGCGGTTCTCGCCTATCCGGGGCTTTACGTAGGAAAGCCGCCGTCCGCTGGGGAGCTGTATGAACAGCATGCCGCTCTGATACAGAAAGCGGATGCAACCAGTCCGCATGGGGATACGTTCCTTGATGGCTGTCTTCACGGCGGCGTCCACCTGCCACCAGAAATCGACGATGTGCGGATTGGCTGACCGCCAGGACTGCACCAGAGGATACAGCTCATTTTCCGTAAGTCCCATGTCCAGGGCGCCCATGGCCTTCAGCGCTCCTACGGAGCCGCCATAGCCAAGGGCCAGTTCTGCGATTTTCCCTTTCTGCCGGAGATGCCCGTTGACGCCATGCTTTTCTACGGGAACGCCGAACATGGAGCTGGCCGAGGCGCAGTAAATGTCACCATTCCTGGCAAAGACATCCGAACGCCATGTTTCTCCTGCCAGCCACGAAAGCACCCTGGCTTCAATGGCCGAAAAGTCCGCTACGGCAAACTTCAGCCCCTTCCGTGGCACAAAGGCCGTACGGATCAGCTGGGAAAGGACATTGGGAATAGAATCATACAGGAGTTCCAGGGCTTCATAATTTCCCTGGCGTACCAGTTCCCTGGCTTCCGAGAGGTCCGGCAGATGATTCTGGGGCAGATTCTGCAGCTGGATGTGTCGGCCGGCAAACCGACCAGTCCGGTTGGCTCCATAGAACTGGAACATCCCTCTGGCCCGGCCATCCTCGCAGGCCGTCATCCCCATGGCCTGGTATTTCCGGACCGAGGATTTGGCCAGCTTCTGCCGGAGCAGCAACACACTGCGCAGCGGTTCTTCTGCCGTCTTCAGCAGCTTTTCTACCTGCTTTTTGCCCAAGGAATCGGTCTTCATCCCATGCTGTTCCAGCCAGCCGATCATCTGTATGACGGAGTTCGGGTTCTCCAGGCCCGTCTTTTCCTTCAGCACAGCCATCAGGCTGTCCCGGCTGCGGGCATCGATGACGATGGCATTTTTAGCCAGCGTCCGGTCGATGGCGATGCCCCGGTCATTGATTTCCTGGTCGAGATGATATTCATCCCATATCGGTTCCGGGACGGGATACTTCTTCAGCCGCTCCTGGATGGCCATTTCCACTTCCACATCCCGTTTGTTGTAGGACTTGAACAGTGTCCATTTATCCAGCGCATGCTGAGGAAAGTTTCTTGTCCTGCCGCCATTCGATTTGGTTTCCTTACAGGGAACGCAGAAATAACGGATCAGGTCTTTGCCTTCCTTCATCTTCTGGCTGTCCAGCTTCAGCACGGCTCCTGCGCCTTCCAGGGAAAGGGGCAGGCCCATATAGGCCGACCAAATCATGGAGCATTTCCATCCTGCCGGATTGAGGAACCTGGCACAGTCCTGGGAAAGCGGATGATGGTCACGGAACGGGTCCAAGCTCATCCCCAGGTCACACAGGTAGCGCGACAGGCAGACCCGTTCAAAGCTGGCATTGAACGCCCACTTGGTAACGGATTCATCGGTCAGGGCATCCAGGATAGCGTTGGGGATACGCTCTCCCTGCGCCAGGTCAACGACCTGCACTTTGCCGCCGTCCACCGAATATCCAAAAAGAAGGATTTCAAAGGCTGGCGATTCGGCATATTTGTACACGCCGCATTTTGCCAGATTGATATCGCTGAATGTTTCAATATCGATACTGATGGTTTTCATACGCTTCACCTCGAAAAAACGGCGAGGCACAAGGCCCCGCCGCTATTCACTACTACTTATTTCCGGAAGGATTCCATCTGCTTGCGGTGGTACTCTTCTTCCCGTTCATCCCGGTGCCGAGCCATTTCTTCATCCCGCTGGTCTTTTTTGATATCCGTATAGATCATAGCCACGAAGAATCCTCCGGCGCACAGTGCAACTAGGCAGTACAGACCATCCAGAATCAGTCTCATCATAGTTTCCATAATCGCACCTCCTTATGCCAGGAAATCATCATCGTCAGCCGTAGCAAAGTCATCTTCTGCACGCGGCTTGCCGCCAAGGGGTTCACCGTCATGGATTTTCTGCAGGTTGTTCAGGCCGCAGGCGATACCCTTGTTGCCATTACTGTTGAAGGCATAGAAGTTGATGGATGCACGGCCATAGACGCCGGAGTAGACTTCAGAGCGTTCCAGGATATGTTGGCAGTCGGCATCAACGATGCCCGGCTTGGTCGCCGAGTTGGCATTGACGAAGAAGCTGTCTTTATAGGCGTCATCGCCCGGGCGTTCCAGGTCGCCGTCACGGAGCGGCGTCTTGATGGCTTCGAGAGCCGGTACAGTGCGGCCATTGCCCTTGAGCTTGCTTTCGCCTTCTTCGTAGACAGCCTTGATGGCGGCGCGGATTTTTTCTACGGTCTTCATATCCGACTTGGGGATGATCAGGCTGACGCTGTACTTCGGCGTACCACCATTGATGGACTTCGGCTCCCAGACGTTGGCATAAGACCATCTGGTATTGACTCCGGTAATCACTTTGCACGGATTGACATAATTCTTGGACATAGCAAGTTCCTCCTTATTTTTCATCATTGAAATCATATGCCGCGGTGTGCATGGCCGGACGCTTATCCGATGCCGGCACCAGGACCGACTTGCCCTGCGGCTTTTCCACTAAATCTGACAGCAGTTCTTCGAACCGTTTCTTGCCGAGCTGTTTCGTCATCGCCGTGATGCCGAGCAGCTTCTTTTCATATGGGTCGAAGCCTGCTTCTTCCACTTTGGCGGCGACTGCTTCTTCGCTTACGTAGCGGCGGTTCGACCGGCCTTCGACCAGTTTCCATCCGTCCCACTGCTTGCCGGAAAGAGCCTGCTGCAAAGCATATTCCTTGACATCCCCGGCCCAGTTCACCAGTTCATCGGCCCTCTCCAGGACGGCTTCGATTTCTTCATCCTGCAGCGTGGACGGGACGGCGAAATCATACCGGGCCAGTTCCAGATTGTACTCGGCCCGCTTGCGGCAGGTTACCTTGATCTTGCAGAAGCGGCAGTGGTCACCGGCTTTATATTCGCCCTCGCCTTTCGCCGCCAGTTCTGCCGCAGGCTTCAGCACCGTTTCGGCCCACTGGAGCAGTTCTTCCTTGCTCATGGTGCAGGTGCTGACGTTATTCCGGCGGGGCTGGAAGATAGTCATGGACACCTGGCGGATATCATAGATGCCATCAAACAGGTTCAGCGCACCGAGGGCATAGCACATCATCTGCGGATTCTTCTCGGAATCCACCAGGACTCCCAGGCCATGCTTGTAATCGATGACCGTCAGGGTATCGTCGGCCACGATGAGGCAGTCGCCTGTTCCGAACCCGCCAGGAACCCACTTGGAAAAGTCAAGCCGTTGTTCAATCATGATCAGCGGGTCCTTGCAGGATGCTTTGGCTATGGCCAGGCATTCCATGACGAACTGTGCGTATTCGTCGGTGCATTCCGCCATCTCCTCATCAAAGAACGTGAGTCCCTTCGTCGGGTCTTCCAGCTCCTGCCCCAGCGCCGTCTTCACCTTGAATTCACAGAGCGTATGGGCATCCGTCCCTTGCCGGGCGAATTCACTGGAGGTATCCGGCAGCTTGGCACATTCCTTCGCAGACGGCGGGCAGGCCAGCCAGCGGTAGCAGGAAGATGCGGACAGCACCGCATGTTTATCCGGCATGGCCAATCACCTCCAGTTCCTTCAAGAATGCTTCGTACTGCGCCGCATCAATGCCGGACAGCTTGTCCGCCCCATACTTCTGGATGAGACTGCGGACTTCTGCTGTGAATCCCTTGCGAGCCTTGTCGGCAGCAACTTTACGGACAGCTTCCAGGGTCAGCGGCTCTTCAGCCTTCTCAGATTTTGCTTCTGAAGCTGGCGGATTATCTTCTTTCACCGCCATGGCTTCGGAAATCTTCAGCAGCGCCTTTCCGCAATCGGTCAGGGCTGCTGCCAGTTTCTGCAATTCATCGTTTGTCATATGGATTGACTCCTTTCACATGTCTTTGCATCGATAAGAGATGGATGTTCCTGGCGATACTGCGGGTCGTGGTGCTGATGGCCATCAGCACTGCCGCCAGTTCCCGGTTCAGCTTTTGCTGCTGAGCCATTTTCTCAGGTGTCTGTGTGTGAATCATCTGTCTGCCTCCTTCCTGAAGAGCTTCTTCGTTCGCCCTTCACCAGTAATAGGACAACCGCGTTATCGTTAAGTACCGATTTCAAAAAAAATCCGGCCACTTTTTTTGCAGCCGGATTTTTCCCCATTTAACGGAAGTCTTCGAGGTGTTCCTTTAGGAGTGCATAGAGCTTATGTTTGCGCTTGTTCACCGCTTTCTGGCTCAAGCCGACGGCCTTCCCGGTCGCCGCTTCGCTGGAACCATCGGCAAGCATTAGCAGGATAGTCCGATTGATGTCCTGCAGGGCTGCCAGTTCTTGGCGCAGCGCTGCCAGCAACTCTTCCTTCAGAATTGTTTCTTCTAAGTTGAAGTCATCAGGCACCTCCAGCTCGTAGTCATCCCGCACCTTGTCCGCCGATACCTCATCGGTGCCATGTCTTTGTTGGCGTTTATCTTCCCGCCAGAGCGGACGCATGTATTCATAGTACTGTTCTTTGGTAGCCGGGATGAGGATAGCACGAACCATCCGATTGCCAATTTTCCACCATCGAATCGCGCAGTTTTTGTACTCTTCGGTGATGATTGTTTCTGACGTGACTTCCAAGGGAATAAAATACTTTTTACTATCTTTTGTCGGTACATTTGCCATTAGTGGGCTCCTTCACATAACTTGAAGCGAAGACCCACACAGGCAGCCTGTTGTAATTGACCATAGATGCAATCTCCGCTTCTAATGGCCAACCATCCCAGTAGGCTGACGTATGAAATTATCAAATCGGCTCGCCGCTCTGGGCACCCTTGCGTCCAAAGGTGAACATTGAGCCGGTTTTAAAAAATTGTTATACTAAACATACGAGGAAATTAGAATAACTTCCTTGCCTAAATAGTAGCAAATTGGACTGCTGCTGTATCCACTTGTTTCCAAAAGTGGACAGAAGTGGACACTTCCCAACAAGGAGAATCATCA